TAAACGCAAGAAAGAGTTACGCGAGGCGATTGACTTTGCTGTCATCAGCATCTTGTCTTTGATTATCTTTGGCTTAGTGGTTTGGGGTGGAATCTACTTTTATCTGCACTGCAACAAATACGGATGCCACTGATGAAAGAAGTTGTCGAAGGCTTCAAGAAATGGTTCAAAGTAGCCTGCTATGTTGCCTTTGCATGGTGGTTTCTGGACTTTGTGAAGTCATTGCCGGAACCCTTAGCCGCACGGGTCATGGATGCGGCATTGTCTAAATTACCGTTTTGAGGTGTTATATGAATCTAAAAGGTACTGTCACTGTGATCGCCGCCGTATCCCTGATGGGAGTGGTTGGGTGCATGATTTATATGTTCTTGCTGGCTATCTATGACCCTACTGTGGACGATAAGTTGGTGTTCGACATCATCGGACCCGCATTTCAGACCATTGTTGGTGGATTTATTGGATTGATTACCGGCATACATATCGGTGACCAGAAAGACGAATAATGTCCATCTTCAACCCGTATGTCCTGTTAGGCGTCCTTTTGGCGCTCTTGGGCGCATTCTTTACTGGGCACCACAGAGGATATGCCGAGGCAGAGATGGCTCAGCAGGCTGAGATTGCAAGACTCAATGCAGAGGCTCGTGAGGTTGAGCGTGCGATGACTGTAAAGGTCAACGACATATCTACAAAACTCCAGAAAGCAAACAATGATGCAAAGATTGAAATTACTAAGCGTGACCTTGCCATTGCTGACGGTACTCTGCGCTTGTCAATCCCCACCAAAAGCCCCGTTTGTGCCTCCCCAGGCGCCACCCCTGCCGGCGGGGATACAGAAGCAAGAGCCGAACTTGAGCCAGCGTTTGCTCAAGCTCTTGTCGCCATCACAGATGACGGAGACAATGCCATCCGGCAACTCAACGCCTGTATTGACGCCTACAACACAATCCAAACCATGAAGGTTGAACAATGAACTTGTCTGAACATTTCACCTACGAAGAGCTGACTCACACAGACCACCGTGAGTTTGACAACACACCTAATGAGCAAGAACTTGAAAACCTTAAACGTTTGGCGGCATTCCTGGAAGACGTTAAAAAAGTCCTCGGTGGAAAGCCCGTCATGGTCAATTCCGCTTTCCGATGCAAACAAGTCAATGATGCTGTGGGGTCTAAAGATTCTAGTCAGCATCGCATCGGCTGTGCTGCTGACCTTCGTATACCCGCTATGACTCCAGACGAGGTGGTTCGGGCTGTGATTGCGTCCGATCTGCCCTTTGACCAAGTCATTCGGGAGTTTGACCGCTGGACACACATCAGCGTGCCCAATACACCCGAAGCCAAGCCTCGCCGCCAAGCACTGATCATTGATAAAGCTGGAACACGACCATTTGCCTGATTGCTTTCCAGATGGGAAAATAACGAGAAAGTGAAGGACTGATATGGCGACCACACCCTCATGGGTCATGACCTACGATAGCTTGAATTCCACAGTACTTCAGTACCTGGAGCGGAAAGACCCTGCTGTCGTTGCATTCATACCCACCGCCATCAGTTTGGCTGAGTTTGAAATTGCCCAAGAAATCAAAACACTTGGGCAATTAGAGGTCGTTGACTCCATCATCCCCGCCAACAGTCCCGTCATCCAAAAGCCTGCACGCTGGAGGAAGACTGTCTCCATGACGATCGTTGACTCTCTTGGGAACAAACAGCCTCTTCTCCTTCGCAAGCTGGAATATTTAAATAACTACTGGCCGGAAGTCAACACAACGAGTACACCCCTGTACTACGCTGACTACGACTACGATCACTGGTTTATCGCTCCAACCCCAGATCAATCGTATTCGTTTGAGGCGCTGTGCTATACACGCCTTCAGCCGCTGGACTCGAACAATCAGACCAACTGGCTCACTCAGAATGCTCCCAATGCGATGCTCTTTGGAACACTGAAACAGACAGCGCCGTTCTTGAAAAACGATGCTCGATTGGCTTTGTGGAGTCAGATGTTTACTGAGGCGCTTACAGCCCTTAAATCGGAAGACGTATCCCGCGTGGGTGATCGCTCTGCGGTTGCCGTTGATAGCTAAGGCAAACCATGACCACATATACCTCGCCTTTTACGGGGCAAACCATTTCACCTAGTCAAGTCTCGTATGAGGCTTTGACGATTAGCTCAAACACGCAACTGTCTTGGCCGATCAACGGTAACAACACAGTCGTTTCAGCCAACATCATTGACGTCACCGCAACGATTGGTAGCGTCTCTTGCACTGGATCGATCTCAGGCACCGTGTTAACGGTCACTGCGGTATCGTCTGGAACCTTGGCGGTCGGTCAGACGATCACCGGAACCAACATTGCTTCAGGGACAACGATCACTGCCCTCATCTCTGGCTCGGGTTCTACCGGAACTTACAGGGTGAACATCTCCCAGACGATCAGTTCCGAGACGATTGTTGCAACGGCTTTGTTGCTTGAGTTGCCTCCAGCCACTCAAGTGTCTACGGGTCAAGCGATTATTGTTCGCAACATCGGAACGTACGCCTTCACGGTTGCCGACAATTCAGGAAATACGATCGCATCTGTTGCGGCTGGGATTGCTTACTACATTTGGCTGACTGACAACACGACCGTTAATGGTGTGTGGACAGAAGTTCAATTGGGCGCAGGAACATCCTCAGCAAACGCATCCACGCTGGCTGGATATGGCTTAGAGGCAATTGGTTCCACCCTGAACACCATCACGCCTTTAGTCAACTATTACACCAATGCAACTTTAAGCTCTACGGCTCAATCTCAGTTGTCGGTTTGGCAGGGCGGAGCAGGGTCAATCACTCTTCCGGTTTCAACTATTGTTGGGATGAATTGGTTCACCATCATCAAGAACAACGGCACTGGAGTGTTGACGGTTCAGACTCAGGGAACAGACTACATTGATGGAGTCAACACATCTGTCCAGCTTCAGCTTGGCGAGTCTTTTACTCTGGTATCCAATGGCTCATCTGGATACAGTTCTTGGGGATACGGTCAAAGCGCCATCTTCTCGTTTACTCAAGCTCAAATATCGGTCACTGGGGCAGGAAGCACGATTACGCTTACCTCTTCTCAGGCTTCATACGTTCTACAGCAGTACACGGGTGTTTTAAGCGTCAACACAACGGTTATATTGCCCCCAACGGTGCAGTTCTACGTTGTTACGAACAGCACATCTGGATCGTACACATTGAAGTTTTCCACCGGAATTTCTGGGGGAGCAACGGTAACGATACCCACCGGGGCGACTGTTGCAATGGTGTGCGACGGAACGAACGTGTTTGCCGTGTCTACGGTCTCAAACAACGTCACATCCTTGACCTTGAGTGTTGGATCATCAACAAACCCATCACTGAACTTTGTGGGCAACCTAAACACGGGTTTATATCTTCCCAACTCCAACCAAGTGGGTATTGCAATTAACGGTGTTGAAGAGGCTTACTTTAGTGCGGCTGGCTTGACCGTGATTGGCGGTATTGGCGGGGGCGCATTTTGACAGCCAAGGTCATATCCCTAACGGTGCCCCCTGGCATACAGCGGGATGGGACTTTATTCGCCGCTCCATCTTATGTGGATGGTCAGTGGGTGAGGTTTCAGCGAGGGTTGCCAAGAAAGATTGGCGGCTATACTGGGGCGTTTCTGAATGCTTCTGGCGTTTCCAGAGGCATAACCATGAGCGCCACAAATGGTCTGAACTACATCATCTCAGGCTACAGCGCAGGCATTCAGCAGTGGGTGACCAACAACGTTACTGCCATCGGTACAGGACCAACCACTTACTCACTGGGCTCGTCGTTCACTCCAAATGCCAACAACTTATGGCAGTTTGACATTGGATGGGACTCTACCGGCGGGGGGGTTCTTAAGTTAATCGCTCACCCAGGTCAGAACCTGAACTTCATCTCAAATACGATCAACACTCGACCTTTATTTGGGACGTTTGGAAGCACAACCTTAGCCCCTGTAGGGGTCTTTACGGCTGTCGGAACAACCACAAACACGTCAACAAGCGTAACGTTCGCAACCACCATTGCGGCGATTGGACCTGGATTATCTGTCACTGGAACGGGCATTCCCGCCAACACCACAGTGGTGTCTGCCAACTTAGTTTCTGGCGTGTGGACTGCAGTATTGAGCAATCCCGCCACGGCATCCGGTACAGTCACCCTAACATTCGACAACAACATCAGCGTATCTGGCGGTGTTGTGATGTTATTTCCGTATTTGTTTGTGTATGGGAATAACGGTCTGATTCAGAACTGCGCCGCAGGTGACTTCAACAATTGGACGTCTGCCGACTCCAACGCCAACAACGTAGCCTCTACAAAGATCGTGAAGGGGCTTCCAGTGCGTGGTGGTACTACCTCACCATCTGGTCTGTTTTGGTCGCTAGATTCAGTGATTAGGGTGTCCTATGCGCCTCAAAACGTAGGCACATCGACTTTGTACTGGCGTTATGACCTTTTGACACAGCAAAGCTCGATCTTGTCGTCCAGTTCCGTTATTGAGTACGATGGCATTTTCTACTGGGCTGGCGTTGACCGCTTCTTGATGTATAACGGAGCCATTCAAGAGATTGCCAATACTCAAAACCTGAACTGGTTCTTTGACAACCTGAACTACTCACAACGTCAAAAGGTCTGGTGCACGAAAGTCCCTCGCTGGGGTGAAATCTGGTGGTTCTATCCCCGCGGAGATGCCACGGAGTGCACGGATGCAGTGATATACAACGTGCGTGAGAAGACTTGGTACGACGCAGGATCGGCTCCTGGTGCTAATCGCTCTGCAGGCATATTCACTGAAGTGTTCCCCAAACCTATTTGGAGCAGTAACGAGACAAACACGATCGTAGAGTTCCAAGGCTCCGTAAGCGGTACGACCTTAACGGTCACTACCATGGAATTTGGGACGATCTTAGTCGGTCAGATTCTGCAAGGTCTTGGTGTTCCCGATCAAATGGTGATCACCGCTCAGTTAACCTCTACGGCTCCCGGAGGGGCTCTTGGCGGAACTGGAACATATACGGTGTACAACCCAACTGGTGTAGCCGTTGGAGCAACCATCCTTTCCGCAACAGGAACCACTATCTGGCAACACGAGACAGGGATGAACTCGGTGTATTTGACGAATGTGGATGCAATCTACTCTGCAATTGAGACGCCTATTTTAGGAAGCCTTGCGGGTCTTGTCGGGTCTACTCAGCAGCCTGGGGACAACAACTGGACACGCTGTGAGCGCATCGAACCTGACTTTGTTCAAAACGGCACAATGGACGTCATCGTAACAGGTAAGGGATACGCAGACGACACAGATGAGCCGTCCGATCCTTATGCGTTTGACCCCACAACGCTCAAAATTGACATGCGTGAGCAACGCCGTGAGATGAGATTGCGGTTTGAATCGAACACGTTTAATGGCGACTACCAAATGGGTAAGATCGTTCTGAGCCTCGACGTGGGCGATGTGCGTGGGACGGGGAATCCATAATGGTCACGTATGACCCGAGAGGAATGGATTGGCCTCAGTACTGCAAGCTGATGGAGGAGCTTTTTGCCCCCCAACAACTAGGTCATGTCCCAGAAGATCAGTGGCGCACTTGGGTAGATGCCATCACAGGAATTGGATATTTCACTCAGTCAGGTGTTCCTGATGCTCGTGGCTTTGAAACGTGGCAAGATTGGGCATTCCAAATGTTGGGCATCATGTCCATTGGTGCTTGAGGAATAAAAATGGGACTCGCAGATTACTTAAATTCTATTCAAGCAGCGCAAGCCGCCGCTCGTGCTCAACTGGACAAAATAGACCCCAACCAAAATTTGTCGGCTGAGATGCTTGCTCAGTTTAAAGACCCAAGCTACCAACAAACAGACGACTATGGCAATTATATAAACCAGGGTGTAACCAACCAAACTAATGAATGGATGCCCTATTACTCTGCTGGGGATACTGATCCTACAACCGGAGAGGGTTATGGAGTTCAAACGGGTTATGAACGCGATGTAGGCAACAAACAGTATGTCTATGACTTCAATGGAAACTTGATTGGCATAGGAAATAAGAGCGGCGGTATTGGCGACTTCATTAAACAAGTAGCTCCTATTGCTTTATCTGCAGGCTTAGGCGGTGCCGCTGGTATTGGATCGGCTTTGGGAGCAACCGGAGCAGCCGCCCCTATTGTTGGCGGTGCGGCACTGGGCGCCGGAACTGCGGCATTGACTGGCGGGAATACACTCACTGGTGCATTGATGGGCGGTTTGGGTGGCGCTGGCGGCGCTCAAATTGGCGATACCGGAGTCACTGTTGGTCAAGTTAATACAGCCGCAAACGTAGCCAAAAATTTAGAAAGTGGAAATCTTCTTGGCGCCGCCACAGGGGTATCAAACTTAGCCGGCACTGGAAACACTCAAATTGGTGACACTGGAGTAAGCGTCAATAATGCACTCAATGCGGCAAATTTAATCAATGCCGTCAACACCGGAAATATTGGCGGGGCTCTTTCTTCTGCCACAAAATTGGCGAGTTCAGGCTCGTCCCCATTAAATGCCGCACCAATTGATCAAAATGCTTCGCCAACACTGAATACGGGGCTGTCTACTGATGTACCGGTTCCAGGAACTGGGGGGTTGCCTGCTGATGCCTCATCAACACAAGCGTCATCTAACGTTCCATCTGGATTAAATTTGGCGGCAAACAACACTGGAACAGTGTCTGACACAGGTTCTGGAATTGGACCGGTGTCAATATCAGGCTTCCCAATTTTTGCAGATAGCAAAAATGCAAATACGGTAAAGCCCCCCTTTGGCTACGATCTAATGCCAATGGCATTAAATGACAAATCACTGCGTCCTGATGGGGCGTATTACGACACCACGCAGAATGCTTGGTTCATGCCAAACAATGACGTGAAGAATCTTCAAAATCAGTTGTCTAATTCAAATGTCAACACAAATTTAAATTCTGAACAAAATAGTACGGACTCAAGTGGCTCGGAAAATACCACATCTGGCTTGACGACCTCAGACGTTAATGATTCGATAAAGCAGGGGACGTCAGGTCTTGCAACCACTCAAGATGTTCAGAATGCAATAGACAACATCAAGATTCCAGCGGGACTTACAAAGGACGACGTAAGCTCAATCGTCAACACCGCACTGGCAAGTAACCCAAGCCTAACGGTTGATCAAGTTCAATCCATGATTGACAAGTTGCCTGCGTCACCAACTACCTCTGACATTCAAAATCTTATTAGCCAAGGCACATCTGGTCTTGCTACAAATAGCGCCCTGGACACTTTGTCTTCAACCGTGGCATCTAATCAAGCGGCTAATCAGTCCGCAATTGATGCCGCATCTAAGTCCATATCAGACGTATCCACCAATCTTGGCAATCAAATTAGTGGTGTTCAATCAAGCCTTCAGTCTCAACTTGGGGACGCCACCAGTTCGTTGAATCAGCGGATTGACCAATTGGTGACTAGCGGGATGAACGCTCAGGATGCGACGAATCAGGCTATATCCGAGTTGTCATCCGGTCAGCAGGCATCCCAACAACAGATTTCAAATGTCCAAAGTGGGCTAGATGTTCTCGGAAAGAATGTTGCATCTGATCAAGCGCAGACGCAGTCTCAATTGGCTGGTATGTCAGCCCAAGAGCAGTCTGACGTTGCAAATCTGACGCAACAAGGCGTTTCTTTGCAGGATGCCATCAATAAGGTGTCTGAACAGTCTTCGACTCAGAATGCGGCTGTCGAGGGTCAAATTAGTGATCTGAGCAAAAACCTAACATCGGGCTTGAGTGCAAATTCTCAGCAAATCAATGACGTGCAGTCCAACCTTGAATCCCAATTGAATGCGCAGGGTAAGAGCCTGATGGATGCGCTGACTGCGCAGGGCGAAGACTACAACACCGCACTGAATACGGCTATAGACCAGCAAAACAAGAATTTTGCCGATTATCAAAATCAAACGTCTGGGCAAATTGCAGGCGTTCAGAGTGGGCTTGATGTCCTGGGTAAGGACGTTGCGGCAAATCAAGCCTCAACCAATCAAAGCATTGCTGACGTCAATACAGCGGTATCAAATCTTGACACCAAGACTCAAGAGGAATACAACTCTTTGACGGATGCGCAAAAGGCAGAGGCCGCACAAGAGGCGCAAAACACTGGCGACTTACAGAAAGCAATCTCTGACACCGCCGCTAATGCCGCCGCCGCTACTGCCGCCTTAGCCGCATCTACCGCCGCTCAAAACAAGAGCCTATCCAACCAGCTTTCAAACATGCAAGCGGCGCAGAACCTTGCAAACCAAAAGCCTTTGGACTCTTCTGCCCAACTCCTAACCTCCACAGATACAGGGAGCAAGGGCTTCAAGCTGGCTCAGTTACACCAACTCTTTAATTCCTTGACCCCAGAGATGAAGTCTGTACTGTCGGAAAAGGGAATAACACCGCCTGCAGAGGAGCCTATGCCAGAAACTCAAGCCGCAACTGGAGGGCTGATCAGCGATGAAACTCAGAAAGTTCTAGACAGTCTGAACCCTAAATTCATTTCCGCCCCCACTCATTTGACGTCTTCAATGCCCCAACAGCAGGAATCCCGCCTTGGGGCTCTCAGGCACATTCCTCAAGGCGTTTTAAAGGGGTCTACGCTGTCCAATCGGATGTCCCATGGGGGGTTGCCTCATAAATACGCTGAGGCGGCTCCAGAGGGTCATAATCCCGAGTTCATCACTGGACTGACTGGCTACTACGCTCAAGGAGGCGGCACGGGTCAGTCTGACGACATTCCTGCCATGCTTCACGACGGGGACTACGTGATGGACGCCGATACGGTGGCGGCTTTGGGAGACGGATCAAGCAAAGCAGGCGCCGAGGTGCTGGAGAAGATGCGCAAGCAAATACCCCACCACGACCGTGCAGAGGGCTCTGCTGTCCCCGCAAAGATCGCTGACGGGGAGTACGTCTTCCCTGCTAGTTTCGTGACGGCGATCGGTGGAGGCTCCAACAAGGTGGGGGCTGAGCGTTTAAATGAAATGCGTGAGAAAATCAGGGCACATAAGCGTTCAGCGCCCACATCAAAAATTCCCCCGAAGGCTAAAAGTCCTCTGGACTATCTGAAAATGGCGAAAGGTTAAAAATGGCGAACCTCTTACAAAGTTCACAAACACAAGCCACCTCGGCTCCACAATACTTTACGGACTACCTGAGCAACTTAGCCTCGTCCGGTACGAATGCGGCAACAAATGCTCAGTACGTTGGCGCACAGCCGCTTCAAGAGCAAGCCTTCAACATGGTCGGTCAGAATGCCGGTCAGTTTCAGGCTCCAATAACTTCCGCTGAGGACATCGCCACCAACGCCGCTAATACCAACGTAATGGGTGCGGCACAGCCTTACCTTGCCGGCGCATCTAGGAGCGGTGGATTAAATGCCGCTGTGCCCTATCTGAATCAAGCCACACAGAGCCCTGCAGAGCTTGCCCAGCAGTACATGAACCCGTTCATCAATTCTGCTGTGCAGAACATGTCGGACATTGCCCAGCGCAACATTCAGCAAAACTTGGCTCCCCAGGCTACTGCGGCGGCTGTAGGCTCCGGACAGTTCGGCTCACAGCGTGGCGCTCAAGTGCAGGGTCAAGTGGTAGCGAATGCCGAGCAAGACTTAAACAGTCAAATCGCTAATCTTTTGTCTTCTGGGTACGGTCAAGCATTGACTGCCGCTGGACAGCAAAACAATTTGTTAGGTCAACTTGGAAGCACCGCAGGAAATCTGGGACAACAGCAGGCGAACTTGCTAGGTCAGTTGGGATCAACTGCGGCAACCGCGGCATCGAATCAAGGTCAGTTGGAAAACACTGCGGCTCAGAACCTGGGTGCACTAGGCACTGCCGGTCAGAACATGAGCCTTGCAGACATCAATGCCTTGTCTACCTTGGGTGGGCAACAGCAGACCATTGCACAAAACAAGCAACTGTTTCCCTTACAGAACCTGTCTACGCTGTCAGGTCTCCTCAAAGGCTACAGCATGCCCACGACTACGACCACGACTGCGAATTCTTCTCCGTTGTCAGTATTGGCTGGTCTTGGTACGGGTACTCTTGGATTGTTTACTCCGGGCGCTAACGGAACCACGCCATTTGATAATTTGAAAACCGCATGGGGCAATCTAACGGGCGGATCAAGCTCCACCGCTCCATCAAGTAACGATGCCGTTAATGCCGCAAACCCATATTTGACTGGTGGTGCTGGAACTGGTACATATGATCCCAGTGCATACAGTGGAGTCCCAATAGATTCAAATACCGGGTCTCTTGCTGGAACAAGCGTGGATTCCTCTGGAACTCCAGTCATCTAAGGAGCAATCATGGCGAATGAAACCAAAGAAATCACAAGCGGATTAGGATCAATTTTTGATCCAAAAAATTATCCTATTTATGATCGCCCAGAAGGCGGCACTCCAACTTACGAACAAGCTGGACAAGACATACTTAAAGCTCTTGAGGCAAGATATGCTCAGCCAAACTTATTCAAGGTTGCCGCTGGGTTTTTGAAACCTCAATTGGGTGGTTTTGGTGCTTCCTTGGGGTCGGCGGCTGAAGCGCTTGGAGAGAACATTGAGCAACAGCGTGCTATGGCACTGCCTATTGCAGAAGTGCGCGCCAAATTAGCTCAAGGTCAAGCAATACTAGGTCAAAACGTAGAAGTGGCAGATGAAATAAAACAGTGGAAAAAAGACCACCCAAATGAAATGCCTCCAGCGGGAAAATTGAGTCATTGGGCTGGAAAGGCTTCAGATTTGCCTGTCGTAAAAGCATTGTTAAATCAACAAGATGTTGGTCAAAAACAAATTGCAGAAAATCGTGCTTTATTAAAAGATCGTTATGACTCAAGACTTATAACGAAAAAACAATATGACGAAGGATTGTTGCAACTTCAGCGCCAACAACCTTCTTTTGGAGAGCCTGCTGGTTCAAGCAAATCGCCTGAATTAACTTTAGATATGGAGCCAACAAAAGGTATGGGCGCTCCATTTTCTGGAAGCAAAATCTCTAAAGAAAATATTGGTGCTGTTGAATCTCATAACACGCCATACGCTGTCGGGCCCAATGTTCCTGGACAAGGTTCTGCAAAAAGCGCAATGCAAGTAATGGATGCAACAGCGGCTCAACCTGGATTTAATATTGAGCCCGCAAAGATTACAGGCAACAAAGAACAAGATGAACAAGAAAGAGTTCGTGTTGGCAATGAATTGTTTGAAAAGTTGAGGGACAAGTACAAGAATGACACATATGCCGCCACCGCGTATAACTGGGGAGTTGGTAATACCGATAAGTGGATAAAGCAAGGCGCTGACCCAGATAAATTACCGCAACAAGTGCGTGATTACATTGCTAAATCGCATTTGCATGCGGCAAAAGGCGTGGCTGAACCATTAGGAACTCCCTCGGTTACGTTTGAATCTGCTGGCGCAACTGGTACTGCTGAACAAGAACTTTCAAAAGGTCAGTTAAGCGAAAACGACAAGATGTGGCAACCCAAGGTGGATAAGATCATCTCAAATTCACTTGATGTAACTGAAAAACGTGCCAGTGATTTTCACCGTGCAGGCACTTTATTGAGTCAACCCGATGTTCAAACCGCAATGGGTCAAACATTTAAACAACAAGGTTTTGAGGCTGCATTCCAGACGGCTTTAAAAAAAGGTTTCAATCTTGCATTAAATTCACCCGGAGGCGCTTACAGTGCTGGTGTAGCCGCTCCAATTGATGATGTTTTGGAGGCATACAATGTGCCACCTGCTACTCGCGCAAAGTTGATTGAACTTAACCGTATTGCCATGGATGACGCAATGGAAGACTTGCGTGAGGGTGCTAAAGCCCTTGGAGGCGGTCATGCAAGCACGACTGAATATCAGGGTCTTATGAGTCGCATGGCTCATACAACTGAGCCTCATAAATTGATGAATCAGTATTTTGCTAAACGTGCAGTTGATAATGCATTGAATGAAAGACTTCATGAGCATTGGTTGAATTATTCTTCTCAGCCAGACTTTGCAAGGAAACCTTATTCGGAGTTCTTTAAAAGCAAAGAATATAAGGATGCAATTAAGGAATACGGCAAAAGTTATCGCAAAGCTCAATCTGTTGCAGACTAAGGAAAAATCATGGATCAAGAAAATCAAAATGATGAAACCCACATCGATAATTTGCTTAAATTGTTTGGTGTGAAATCTTCTGATGAATCTGAAGAGCTTGATGCTCGCCATAATTTTCCAAATGCATGGAAGGGTCGGACTAATCAAGCCATAGATCATGGCGTTTCTGTCAAGGCGCCAACTCATGCTCAGAATCAAGCCGCCGCAAAAGAGATGATTCATCAAGCGGCAGATTCAATTGCAAACATGGAACTTGGCAATCTTGATCCACGACAGATTGCTTATGTTCCAGGTGCTGCGGCAGGGATGAAATATGGTCCTAGAATCGCCCATGCCTTTGATCCTTTGGTTTTTAAAGAGCAACAAGCAGATCGTGCTCGCAGATGGAGGGAGTTGCTTCCCAATGAGACTCAGGCTCAATATGAGATGAGGATGAAGTTACCGGGAGCATCTGGCACTAGAAATTATGCGAATGTGATGCCTGGGCAACAAATTCCAGAAGCTGTTTTGGAAACAGTTGAAGACATGACAAAGGGCAACCCTCGCGGAAAAGGTGCTTACGATGTTGCGGAAAAAGATGCGGCAAATTTAGCAAAGATAAATGCTATGGGCGGTTCTCATTACGAGTTGACTGGAGAAGGTCTTCCACAAAAGGCTCCAAAACCATTTCAGTTAATGATGCCCCATGGTCAGCCAATTACTAATGCATCTGCAGTATCAAATGCGGCTTCAGCAATTTCGCCTGAAAGTAGGTTGAGCGTTATGTTGAAGGCATTTCCTGAGTATGCAAATATGGTTCTTTCAAATCCCGTTGTAAAAGGTGGTTTGCATGCAGCCAACATACTGGGAACCGGAGTTCAAGCCGCAACAGATATCTACAACAAAGACCCTGTTGGCGGTTTAATTACTGCCGGTCAACTTGCTGGATCGGCTCTTGGCTCTCCTGAGTTGGCAATTCCTGCTGCCGAGCTTGCTAGACACATAAGACAGAATCCAGAAGAGTTCAAGAAAAAACTTGAGCCATCTCCATACCCATTATTTGGAACACCTTGATCACGTCGGCTGTCTCCCCGCCGTGAGGGCATCGCAGTTGCCCTTTTGAACCCCCACCATTGCGGTGGGGGTCTTTTTGTTAATGCAAGAACATCATCATTAAAAAGAACGCAACAAACATGTAGAGCAGGAATTTCACGCCTGTCCCCTGACTTCTGCGATCTTGTCGGCTACTAAGTGATTAACGCTTCGTGCAACCTTAATGCACTCATTGCGCTCCTCTTTAGCAATCTCTGGGGTCGCCATGGCAACGAATGCGTTTGCCAGCTTCATTAAGTCCTCTTCAAGGAAGTTGTAGTCCTCCTCAAGCCCTGCGGCAAAGAAGGCTTGAAACACGTCATCTTTTTTTAGTTCCATTTCAAACTCCAAAGTTATTTTTCAGTTTCCAAAAACGAAGTAAGCACTGGAACATTTCCCAGCCCTTAACGAGGTCAGCCTCAGACCACTCCACGATCTTCACGAGACCTGGATGGGTGCGAGAGACAAACACGTTTGCACAGCGTGCGTGAGGTATTCCCAGACCGTTGCGGTACGCTGATAGCTGTAAGAGGTTTTCGTCATAAGCGTCCACCTTATCGTCGGGACCAAAGTCCTTTGATTTGGCGTCCAAGACGATCCCAACGGGTGCGTACTCATCAGCCAAGCAGTACAAGTCAACCTTACCCCCAAAGCCCGAAGGATCGCAGAACGATCTCTCAGTAAGCCATGGCTGTAGAGGGTGAGTCTTAAAGTGCATGAAGATGGACTCCTCAAATGCACGGGCGATGTCTTCGTGCTCCACGGGGCGAACACCGTCGAACCATGCCTCGATGGATTCGTGGATGCGTGTGCCCTTTTCTGCGGCTTGCTTTCCAGTCTCCTTAGAGTCGGCAACGATACGGGCGATGTACGCCTTCTCTGGCTCGTCAGGGCGCTTAGGTAAGGTCATGGCGGCTAAGAGCATTTGCTCCAGCTTCCACTGCTCTAAACCGGGTTTTGCGGCGACTTTCAGGATCGTGGTGACCGAGGGTACCAAATTGAGCTTTCGACCATCTCGCAAAGTAGTTGGTCGATCACTTCCATCTTTTGCTTTTACGGTGTATTGCGGACCCCCGTCTTGTCGATACCAGTGGGTATTTTCCCCAGACCTAGCAATAATTGTTGTCATTGTGTTCTCACGTATTGAGGTTGATGTTGTTTTGCTGATTCGCAATAGGCTTGATGCGCTTCTTTTGGGTCATCAAAATAACCAAGAAAAAGTCGTTTTTCACCAATTGCAATTCGTGCCGAGTAACGACCTACTGTTGCTACCCATGTGACACCCTTGTAACCAGAGGTGTTTCGTTTGTGTTTTCCACGGTTTAAATTGTTTTGAGAGGCTGTGGCAGGACGTAAGTTTTCAATTCGATTGTTGGCTGGGTCGCCATCAATGTGATCAATAAATTCAGGAAGATAGCCGTGATGCATCATGAAAATGATTCTGTGCAAACGATATGGTTTGCGGTTAATCAGTGTTTTCAAATATCCACCTTTGCACACCGTCCCAACTTCCGTTCCTTGCTTCATGCACCCCTCTGATTTTTTGTAAAACAATTTGCCGTCGATGTACTCAAACCTGTCGATGAAGTCTTGTTGCGTCATAGCTTTCCCTTTCGTTGAACAAGACTTCATTGTATACCCTAGAATGGTATATCATCATCCATGTCGTCAAACGCAGGCTTTGTTGGCGCGGCCTGAGGTGCTGGCGCAGGTGTCTTGCCTTGGAGCTTCTCCCACTCAGGGGATGCCATGATCTTCTTCTTCAGGTTGTCGCTGAAGCCCTCAAACATCGCCATGTCGGGATCAGTCAGGTTGAAGATTTCATTCTTGTTCACGGCATTGGGTAAGCCGTTTTGTTTGATCATCGCAGGCACTGGGGTGACGCCATCCACGTTGGAGTAGGTGTTCCCGTTCTGTCCTGAGCGCTCGATCACATTCAACATGCACCACGCTCCCAAAACGTTCTTTAGGTCAAAGCGGCGCATCTCCTCTTGGGTGAATGCACGACCACGCCAAGACTGAAGGTCAAGTCGCAGGTTGGCTTTTTCAGACCAGGACAGTGTGTAGTTCTTGAAGATGGCAAATGGTCGCCCATCCTTCATCTTGATGGGGGTTCCATCGTCGTGCATGCCGTGGATTTCCCAGCCCACCATCAGCTTGTGAAGGTACTTGACTTGACCCATGTACTCGGACTTTTGCGTCCCAAGGTCAATGATGCGGTAGCACCGTGCAAGGTGCATCCCTTGTGGACAGCGCTCAAAATTGCCGCCGTTGTCTTCAACAATAAAACTCATAGTTATACTCCGTAACCGTCCAATTGGACACATCCGGTCAACCCGACCGTGATAGAACTATAACACAGAATTAAAAGTGTGCTATGATTGAATCGAGGACAAACCATGAATCTGAAAGAATATTTTGCTGACGAGCCTTACGGAGCGAAGATGGATTTCGCTAAACACTTTGGCATCACACCGACTTGGGTATCGCTTTTGATCTCAAAAAAGCGGCGTCCATCAGCCGAGCTTGCTAAACGAATTGAGAGGGAAACAAACAAATTAGTGACTGCAAAAGAACTGCGCCCCGACCTTTTTGACTGAACACAATGTTGTGTATTTAACTGGAGATGAAATGAAAAAAGTGAATTTGAACGACATCCGGATCGACGGCGGCACCCAAAGCCGCACAGTGATCGATCAAGCCTTGGTGTACCAGTACATCGAGTGCATGAAAGAAGGGGACGAGTTCCCGCCAATGGACACGGTCTTTGATGGCGCAACGCACTGGCTGGTTGATGGCTTCCACCGCTACCACGCCTACAAGCTGATGGGCATGAAGCAGGCCGACGTGAACTACAAGCCCGGCACACAATCTGAGGCTCAGATCATTTCGTTTGGCGTCAACGGTAAGCATGGCAAGCCACGCACCATCGAGGACAAGCGCAACGCCGTGCAGATGGCCCTGGCGCACCCAGACCTCAAAGATGCAACTCTGTACGAGATCGCCAAAATCTGCCGGGTGTCCCAACCTTTTGTTGCCGGCGTCAAAGACCCGTCTAAGAAGCAAAAGCAAAAACAAGACAAAGAAAAGAGCATCATCAAGAAGGCTGAGGAACTCAAATCTGAAATTGAGAACCAAAAGATTACTAATCAGATTAGTAGTGAAAATACAACAGGTAGGGAAAGTCCTAACTTAGATTCTGGTGCCACACCCGATGAAGACGAGTTGAAGGCTAACGAATTAGCCATGCAAGCGGATCAAGAGGCTATGTACAAGCTCTTGGAGTCTGATGATGCCCTGGCTACTGCGCACGAAGAGATCAAGCGTTTGAACTTGCGTGTTGCGCAACTGGAAACACGCCTTAGTTCCCTGATGACGGAAAAGAACGAAGCCATCAAAGATGCCAAGCGTGCTCAAGCACAACTCGACAAAATTCGGAAAGCCAAAAAATGAACAACCTAGCGCCAATTGAGCGTGATGATGGATTTCCTACACCCCGCCCATTCCAACTCTCTGCCCATCAATCCCTACGCCAAGGTTTCCGCGAGGGGCATAAAAACCAAATCATCATGGCTCCTACGGGGGCGGGAAAGACTTACCTTGGCTTGCGTATCTGCCGTGAGGCAATGCAAAAGGGCAAGCGTGCAGTCTTTCTATGCGATCGCACCACACTGATCAACCAGACCTCGGATGCCGCAGACGGCTACGGCTTAAACGACCATGGCGTCATTCAGGCTAATCATCAGCGCCGCAGACCAGACGAGTTGTTGCAGATCGCATCGGCTCAAACAATTGCCAAGCGAGGTTTTTGGCCAGCCTTGGACGTTTTGGTGGTCGATGAGTGCCACGCCCAGATGAAGGTCTGGACTGACTATGCCATGAGCAGTGGGGCGGCTGTGATCGGTCTGTCTGCAACCCCGTTCAGCGTGGGGCTTGGAAAGATATTCACAAACCTCATTAACGCCACCACCATGCACGATCTGACTCAGTCAGGGGTTCTGGTGCCAATGCGGATATTTTCTTGCACAAAGCCCGATATGAAGGGTGCGGCTACCGCGGGCGATGAGTGGACTGACAAGGCGGCTGAAGAGCGTGGCCTTGAGATCATTGGTGACGTGGTCAATGAATGGCTCAAGTTTGGCGACAACCGCAAGACTATTGTTTTTGGAGCCACCATCAAGCATTGTGAGGAAATTGCAAAGCAGTTCATCAACCAGGGCATCATGGCCGCTGTGTTCACGTCGGAGACCACCGCCAAAGAGCGTCAGAACCTCTTGGACGAGTACAGAAAGCCCAGTGGGCACCTGAAGGTCTTGATCAGCGTTGAGGCCCTTGCAAAGGGTTTTGACGTGCCTGACGTAGGATGTATTTGTGATGCCCGTCCCCTGCGTAAATCTTTAAGTACGGCGATTCAAATGTGGGGGCGTGGACTGCGTTCATCGCCAGACACTGGGAAAAAAGACTCCTATCTGCTGGACTTCAGCGGCAACATCATTCGTTTTGCAGAAGACTTCACTGAAATATTTTTCAACGGACTTAACTCACTGGACTCGGGTGACAAGCTGGACAAGAAAATTCGTGGTGATGATGACATGCAGCCCAATGGTTGCCCGAAGTGTGGGTACAAACCGTTTCACAAGCGTTGTATGGCTTGTGGTCACGAAAAGATTTCCCCAGCACGTGCTGAGGCGCTGCCCGGTCACATGCAGGAAATCTTCATCGGTGAGGGGGCGAAAAAGAAAAAGCTGGCAGACAACGCTGAACATTTATGGCATCAGGTCTGTGAGTACGCCCGTCACCACAGTAAGCCTGAAAAGCAATCAGCCCGTGCTTGTCATCTGTTTAAACAAATCACCGGCCAAGAGACGCAGTGGCAGTTCTCAAAAGCTCCCCCTGTGGAGATCACAAAGAACGTCTACAACAAAATCCAACAAATGAATATCCAATACCAACGCAGTTTAGGAGCACGGAAATGACTTATCCAACTTTTTACGCAAAGGCCGACGGTGTCAATCACGACGACCTTGAAAAATTGATTATTGCCTTGGCAACCATGAGAGACAAAAACGGTTTGTTGTTGGCATTGCAACCCTCCGATGTTTTTCAGAAATGGTTTCTTGATATTGCACGTCCTAAATTGCCAGACAGCGTGCCTGACATGATCAAAGAAAACCACAAGCAAATGTGGGGTGAAGCATGACTGATGAAGAAATCATTGAGATGGCTAAACGAGCTGGACTTCATGTGGCAACTGAACATCGCGTACAAGCGCGGCATGGGAGCACGCAAATGACAGAACGCGAAATCCAAATGGACATCTTGCGAGTTTGCAAAGTGGCTGGACATGACGGCGACTTCAACGTTGTTGGCTTCTACGCCCTTTGCGACAGATTGAAACAGCTTGGTGCTGAAGAAGAACGTAAAGCATGCAAGGCTAAAATTGTTGCATTTGCCAAACTGGTAGCAGCTAAAGAGCGTGAGGCGTGTGCAAAGTTGTTTGAAGACCGCGATAACGGCATAGGTTATTACGAACCTCACGAACCCGCTGAAATCATACGAGCAAGGGGACAAGCATGACACGAGAAGAAATCTTACAGATAGGACGAAAAGCTGGTGCGTTAATTGAAATTGCTCAGGAGAAAGACTTGCTGTGGCTAGAGCGTTATACAGAGCTGGTAGCAGCAAAAGAGCGTGAGGCGTGTGCAAAAGTGTGTGATTATTTTGAAGTGCCAGCGCAAGTACGAGGCGCACATCAAGATTACCTTCTTGGTAAAGAAATGGCCGCTTCTCAGTTAGCCGATGCCATCCGTGCAAGAGGTGAAGCATGACTGACGAACAAATTATTGAGATGGCTAGAGAGGCAAATTTACCAAGTTGTTTAGCAACTCATCCAAAAGCACTTAAACGCTTTGCCAAACTGGTAGCACAGCATGAGCGTGATGCATGCTCGATCAGAGCAAGTGTTGCACTTCTTGGCACTTTGAAAGATACCGCAGATCGAGTCTTGAGGGCCATAAGGAAGGGTGATCTATGAATATCGAAGCATGGATTGCCGATAAGGTGAATCGCGGCGAAGATGCGACTATCAGTTTGCGTTTGCTTGAAAAATTGATGTATGAGCCTGCAATCAAGCACTGGATTTCAAGCACATCCAAAAAGTTGGGTTGCAGTGTCACTATTCATTGGCCCAGTGGTGTTGTGACCTTTTACCCTGTAAGTCAATCATGAGTTTCATTGATTTTGCACGAGCCCATGGGGTGGAGATTGACTACAACAAGCTGTACCCATCTGAGCGCATCAAGCGCACCGGTACGGTCAGCAAGCCCAAGTCAGACAATGGCGCGTACTTCTGGGATGGTCAGCGCGGATGGGTCATGGATTGGTCAGGAGAGGCTAGAGTCGTTTGGTATGAAGACCCGCATGCCAAGCCTTGGACTGACGAAGAAAAGCGTGCGTGGGCCTCAAAACGGGCCTCTGCGGCCACGGATCAGGAGCGCAAGTACGATCAGGCGGCTTTGCAGGCTGACATTGTCCTGCGGTCGGCCAAGATGGATCACCATGGCTACCTTGAGATCAAGGGCTTCAAGGAGACCCGTGGGCTGGTGCTGGACGACAAGTTGCTGATCCCCATGCGCAACGTGACCACCAACAAGTTGCAGGGCTACCAGTCGATCCGCTGGGACATGGAGGAGCGCAAGTACGAGAAGAAGATGCTGCACGGCATGAGGGCCAAGAATGCTGTCTTGTTTTTGGGCGATCGTGATTCTCAGGAGGTGTGGCTCGTGGAGGGTTTTGCTACTGGGCTGTCCGTGAGGCACGCCTTAAGGAGCGTGGGAATCCCTGCCGCGGTGGTGGTGTGCTTTAGCGCCAGCAACCTCATTCAGGTGGCGGATCAAATAAAAGGGCGCCGTTTTGTCTTTGTGGACAATGATGAGAGCAAAACCGGTGAGAACTCAGCGATCAAGACTGGACTACCCTGGACGATGGCAGATACGGTTGGATATGATGCCAATGACCTTCACCTCAAAGAGAGTCTGTGGGCTGTTGTTGCGAAAATAATGGAACTCAGGAAGCGAGAGATGGTATATTTGTGACCTTCGAAAAGTCGTGCTGATGGACTGTAAACATCAGCGCCAACACGCATGGGGACTGGAGCCTGAGTCCGCAAGACTTGGTAGACCCGCCAAAAGAGAGTCGTCAGTCCTAGGCAACTGCGAATGAGACGGGTTAGATAGCCAGTCCCCAGCCGTGTTGGTATGTGTTGACATATCTTGAGACGTGTTGATACAATCCTTCCATCACCGGATTGGTAACCCGGTGTAGTTCTAGGAAACGCACTCGCAAACCCATTGGTGAGCGGGCTTCGTCAAAGCTACATGATTCTGATAACGCAGGCTCTTATGCGGCAACCAAGCCTAAAGCTCGTTCACCAATGGGTTTTTTGCTTTGTAGCCCTACCAAGGCGAGAGGGGAAGCCTGAGTTTTCGAGTTGAGCATTCAGGCTTTCTTTCTTTCCTTTTTTTGGGCTTTCCTGAATTGACAGGGTGTCCTCTCACGCTGTGGGGGGGTAGGGGGGGTTTGAGGTTTTTTTCCTTGTCTTTCTTTCGGGGTGGTATCAGTAAGTAATTCATAAGGAGGGGGTGATGAGCAAAAAATTCCGAGACAATAAGCGACTAGCGCAAATAGCCCGAAAGCTGGTTTATCTTTCTGGTCAGAAATTTGATCTTGGAATTGGCATTTATGCCTTAGCCATCAACGAAGCCATGAAAGCAATTGGCGCCACAAATTACTCTGGACACCCAAAAACTTTCATCAAACAGCATCTTGAGCAAATAGATGCATATTGCACTCTGAATTCCAAAAAAATAACCGAGAACAAAAAATCTCGGCAAAAAGAAATTGAAGTCAAAAAAGTTGCCAAATGGCAAAAGAAATCTGACAGCACGCCACGAACCAAAACCAATGTTGATTCTGATGATTTCTTAAGCACTTACGCTTGGCGCAGATTACGCATGGAAGCCTTGATCAAATACGGTCGTCGGTGTGGTTGTTGCGGAGCAACTCCCATGAATGGCGCCGTCATGAATGTAGATCACATTAAGCCAAGAAAGTTATTTCCAGAACTTGCTTTGGACATCAACAACTTGCAAATTTTGTGTGGCGAATGTAACCACGGCAAAGGCAATTGGGATCAAACTGACTGGCGATAATTTTTTTGCTCACACTTTTAATTCTGTGTTATAGTTTATCCACCACAATGAGTGGGTTAACCGGAGTAAGTCATGACACAAGATCAGTTCGATGATGCCTTCGACCAAGGCAAATACGAAGCGCAGTACAGCCAATGGCTCTGCGATCACTACGACTGCAACGCAAAACGCCTGCAGTACCTTGCGGAGAATTTTGAGTCCTATGAGGACTTCCGCGATTCCATGCTGGAGGCGGCATGACTACCTACACACACTGGGATGTTTTGATGGCAAGCCCCACCGATCCTCTTCC